GTATTTGCTGAATGGTCTAAAGTTGCAAGAGATATATCTCCAGCACCATCATAATATTTTAGAGTAGGACTAGATGCTGATGTTGTGTCTAACCAAATTGTTCCTGTTGTTGCAGAACTTGGTCTTGATGAACCTGAATTAGATGAGTTAATTGCAGATAAAACACTATTAATGTCTGATCTAACTGTTGGAAATGATGCGTTTGCTATATCGTAATCGTGTTGTGCCATATTCGGTTTATACTCCTTTTAGAAACCTTTTGCAATAAAATCAAAAGTTCTTGAAACTGCTGAACCACCTGAGTTTTTAAAGGTTACGTTAAATCCATTAATTGTTTTACTTTCTACTAAAAAGAAATCTCCTGTTGCCATTCCTTGCCCTGTAATTCCAACTGCATAATTAACAGTTTTAAAAGGATTTGTAAATGTCACTGTTTTAGTTCCAGCACCTGAAGATATATCATTTCCACTAAAAATTCTATCAGGCATATCTATTGTTACTGTAACAGCAGTAACTCTTGGTGTAGAAGCATTATCTCTTGAAATTAAAACAACTCTAAATTTAAAATATCTGGCTGTATAATCTCCTATTACAAAATTTTGAAAAGATGTAAATGTAGAGTTATCATCAGAAGTTGCTATTTCAATATGTGCATTTGCATTAGCTGGTGTATCTCCATCAAAGTTAGATTTAGCATCATCAAAATCACCACTTCTATTATCAAATAAATCGTCAGGGTTATCTGAAGTCTGCGTTAATGATGCAGTAATTCTAGCAGTATGTTTTGCACCAATATCAATAACATCTGAAAATTGATAATTACCACTTGAAAGAAAATCAGCATTAGCAACACCTGAATCAAAAAATCTAGTTGTTTCGGCATCAAAATTTCCTGAAGCACTATCAAATAATTCAGAAGAATCTAACTCAATGGCATCATCAGTAATAACTGTGTTTGTTAAAGTTCCTGAAAAACTAGGGTGTTCTGATTGTGTAGCAACAGCATTAAAATTTAATGTGCTTGTTACATTTGAAATAACAGCAGTAGCATTTGAACTAAAGTTACCTAATTTATCAACTGCTTTTATAAGATATGTTCCAGCTCTTGCTGGTACTGAAATAGAAGTTGCTGGTCTTGATACTTTTTCTACTAAAGCAACTGAGTTTTGCCAATCAGCAGTTCCATCAGTTTCTTCACTATATCTTAAACTATAAAATGCTAAATCAAGGTCAGATATTTGAGTCCAACCTAAATGTGCTTCTTGACCGACTATATTACAACCAAAATCTTCTACATCACTTGGTGGTTCTATTGCACCTACGATAGTTCTTGTTGCAGTAACATAAGTGCTAGATGCACCACTTACACCAACAGCTTTAACTCTTACATTGTAAATTTTTTGGTCTATTACGTTTAAAACTCTATGATTTAATCCTGAACCTTGTGCATATATTATAAAATTAGAGTCTGTGCTTAATTTATATTCTACTTGGTAAAAATCAACAAAGCTATTTGGAGAAGCACCCACAGCAATATCTAAAGCTACAATAACTGTTCCATCATTATACTCAACCAATGTATCTGTTAAAGTAACTGAAGCTGGTGGTTGAATTAAAAAAGGATTTGGTAATGTTGTTGTTGGAGTTGAAGATTGTTGTGCTTTACTAGCCCAAGTGTAATGAGATGCTTGATACTCAACTAAAGTTAAACCTATTGTATAATCCTCATTAAAACTTACAGCTAACACTCTAAAAGTTTTTGCAGAAAAACCTAATGATGCGTGTGTAATATTTACTATATCTCCTATTGCAAGATCGTAACCATCACCGCTTACATTAATATCTAACTTCAAAGCTTCTCTGCTTCTTCTTAAAATTATCTCTGCCATTTCTTCTGCTTGATAAGGAGAAGTAATTGTTTGAAAATCAAATTTTCCCTCTAGTAAAAAACCACCATCAGCAGTTTTCATGTTTGCGTGTTGATCTGCACTTGCTAAACCTGAATCATCTATTGGTGGAAATTGAACTTCATCTACTTGGAAGTTTCTATCGGGATTTACAAAGCTACAAATAACTCTATTGTATTTATCATTTTTGTTTTCACTATTTAAAGTGTAGCCACCTATAATATCATCTTCTGTTAATGTAATAGAAGCTGAACCTGTTGTTTCAATAATTAATTTATATTTACCACTTGTGTAAGGAAGATAACCTCTACAACCTCTTAAAATAATTCTAACATTATCAATAATTTTTTTTGATGTATCTAATACAGCGTTACAATCAAATATGTTTATATCTGAAGCTCCTGAATAAGGTGTTACTTGTGTTACAGCAACTTGTGAAGCGTCATAAAAACTTTGTAAATCAATATCTGCGGTTGCTATACCTTTTCCGTATCTTTCATTTCTTAAATAATCTAAAAGACAAAATGGTGGGTTGCTTGAAAAACTTGCTGTTTGCTCTGATAAGTTAGATGCTAATGTAACAACTTTTTTTCCTTGAACTAATGCTTGGACTTTAGGTATTGAACTAAATGCGTCTTGATTCCAAGTAAATCTTAAAGCCAAATATGCAATACCTCTTAATCTATGGTTTGTTCCCCAACTAGATAATGTTGATAGTAATGTAGATGCAGATTGTGAGTCAGAACCATAATGAGGTTCTACTGTAATTAAACTAGCACTATCTTTGTAAAAATTACTATCACCACTTCCAACTGTTCTTTGTGTATTATCTGCTAAATCTCCTGACCATGTTATAACTTTATCATCAACTCTAATTTCTGTAATATCGTTAATCTCACCCTCTCCAAGAACAATAGCCATATATAAATAAGTGTTATCTGTTCCTGAAGTTTGCATAAATACTCTTGTTCCGCCAACTAATCTTGTTCCATAAATTAAAGGAATATTGGCATCATTAGATTGTTTATTTAATAATATACCTTTTTCAAAGTCATCAAAATCACTAGTTCCAAAATCAGGTATTTCAGGTGGTTTAGGTGCGATCCAAGATAAAGCTTTAGTAATTATTTTTATAGGTGCTGTTACTAATTTTGTTACAAAACTTGCCGCTTTACTTAAAAAACCCATTATGCTCTACCCCATCTTATATCTTGTACTGTTTGACTTGAAAAATCCATTCCTACGTCAGAGCTAAAAAATCTTTGTTGTGATGTGTTGTTTGTTTTTCTACCATTTGTTTTATCAAAGTCTGCCCAATGAGAAACTATTTGTAAATTTAGTGTACTTGCTTTTTCATTTTCTGATACTGCAAAAGTATCTATTGTTCCTGAATATAATAAAAAAGGATCTGCTATAAGTGCGTTACTGTCATCTAAAAAACCTCTAAAAATATCTACACTATCGTTCACAACATTTTCATTCAGAACAGTTGATATAAAAGTTAAATCTGCACCTGATAAAGATAATGTTAAAGATGTTTTGGTTACATCTGTTTCTTCCGTAAAATTAGAAAGACCCATTATAAAATCAGACGCAGTATAAGTTACGCTTGAACCTGATACTGAACTCGTTAAAGAGAAAGAACAATCAGTAATATTAACAGGGCTAGAAAAACCGATTGTGATAAGATGTACGGGTCTAATATCATTTGTTGCTAGTTCGTTCTTTACTGCTGTCGTTAAGCTTCTCGTCATAATCTTCTATTGTTCTCCTTTTCACTTTAATATAGTCCGACACGATATAAGTTGCTTTTTCAGATGGTTCTTCGTGTTTTCCTAAATTGTTTGTTTTTAAATCAACACCATCTTCGTCAATAATTTCTTCTGCTATCATATCAACAGTTATCCAATGCCTTACTTTGTATTTCATTATAAAGACTCCTCAACGTCCATTTGAAAGCTATATAATAAATTTCCGTCTTTATCTGCACCTACTACTCCAAACTCCTGAATGTCAGAAGTTAAATGAACAGTAAATGGAACATTATCGTAAGTAACAACTGAGTCGTCTGCTAATGCTGTTGTAAGAGGTGGTTCAATAGTAACGGTTGCGGCACTTGAACTTGAAGTGACATCTGACACCACCATATAAACTTTATTGTGCGAAGCAAATTTAATAAAGTCTCCCGTCTTAAATCTACCCGCACCATCACCAGCAAATGCGTCCATTGCTATTGTTGTATCACCAACTGCGTGAACTCCATTGACTAAAACTGTTCCTGTTTCTGAACCTCTAGCATCTTCTATTTCAGGGGGTATGATTGTAAAATTTTCTTTACCTGATCTTTGTTTAACAATAAAAGCCATAAGTTCTCCATAAACATCTGATCTTTTTGCTGTAATTATTTCTGCTGTAAAAGCAAATCTTTGACCATCTATTTGACGTGCTAATTTCTTTCCACTATCTGATTTAGAAATAATAGTGTTTTGAATAGACTTGATGCCCATTGTTGAAAACTTTGCATTTGATATAGGAAAAGCACCACTCATTATACTAAATTATTTCCACCTCTCTCATTAACTGCTTGGTTAATTATACTTGATATTGTTCCTCTATTTTGAACTAACATATCTTGAAATCCTGTTGCATCTAAAGTTGTTATTGCAAAATTAACATTTACAGGGCTACCGCCTGTTCCTCTAGCTGATTGTGTGATTTGTCCTGTTTGGTTTGGTATAAACATCTCAGCACCTCTTTCACCCACAATAGTTGGTTGACCTTTTGCTACTGCACCACCTCTTGATCTTCCAAAACTTAAAAATGCTAATGGATTAAATCCACCACCACTACCACCACCCATAGCCGCTAAAACAGTTTGTAATGCTATTTGTTGTTTTAATTTTCTATTTTGTTGATCTATTTCATCTGTTTTACCTTTTTCATCTTTTTTCAAAATAGCAGTTAATGCTTTTTCAATACCTAATAAAGCAATTCTCTCAATAGTTTTTGCAATAATATTAACTAATATTTGTTGAGCTAATTCTTTTAAAGTTGCATTTAATTCTTTACCAAGAACAATAGACTCAGCAATAGATTTAGAAACCGAACCAACTGATTTTGTAATTTGTCCTGTGATTTCTTTTGAAATATCAAAAGCATCATTTTGTTTTTTAATACCCTCTGCTATTTTTTCAAATAAAGTTTGTTGTTTTCCTAGTTTAACATTTACTTCTTCTACTGCTTCTACACTTTTTTCAATCTCAATAGGTATATCCATACCTAATAATCTTTTAATTCTATTTACTTGATCTCTTAAAAATCCAACTGCTTTTCCAACTGATCTTATTGCTATTGCGAAACCTTTTACTGCAACTGTTAAAACTTTACTTATTGCTCTACCTATTGCTTCAAATTCTGCTGAGTTTTCTTCAATAAATTCATTTAAAGATTTAAACTCTTTTTTAAGTTCATCAAAGAAACCCTCACCAGCTACACCTCTTTTAAAGTTAAATAATTTATCACCTAACATTGATAAAGTACCTGTAAATGTATTTGCTAATTCATCTGTTGCTTTTCCAAATCTACCACCTTTACCAAATACTTTTTCAAAAGCTTTTATTGTTTCTTCTGCTGAAACAGTAGCACCAGCACTAAATCCTAATAAATCTCTAACACCTCGTTCTCTAAATATATCTGCTGAAGCTATACCACCAGCAAACGATCTTTGTATTTGTTCTGCTGTTGTAGCAAAGTCTAATCCTGTTACTGCCGCAACATTACCAGTAATCTCTAATATCTTTGATAATTGATTTGCGTCTCCAGCAACAACTGCTAAGTTTCCTGAAGCTTGTTGAATCTGCTCTAGTGAAAATGGAACTCTACCAGCAAATCGTGCCATTACATCAAAAGCTTTAGCACCCTCTTCTGTTGAACCAAATAATTGTTTTAATCTAACCTGTAAGTCCTCAATGCTTCTTCCTGTACCTATAATTGATCTAATTGCTAAACCACCACCAAGACCTACTAATGCACCTTGAACTGAAAAGATAGAGTCTTTAAGTCCTCTTAGCTTTCCTTTGACACCTTGAAAAGCTTGTTGCGTTTTATCTTTTGCAGTTATATTTATTTT